CTAGACAAAAAACCTAAAAAAAAACAGAGGCTTTTTCGTTACCGAATCGTTACCGAACCCGACTTGACAAAATCAAAAAAGTTTGATAGACTAGACAAAAAACCTTCAAAACTTTTGGGGCTTAGGTAAAGCAAAACACCGCCCCCGTAAGGGACGGCGCTCGCTGTATGGTTATAGGGCTAGAATAAAGATAACCGCTAAGGCTAGCCCGAACGCTATCCCTACTAGGAAATCTTTGGTTGATTCCCTCACTTGGTCACCACCAATTTTGTCTTGGCATACTTTTCGCGCCTAGTATTCCTTAGGTGTATCGCCATTAGCTTGGCGCTAGGTGTTCGGTTGCTATCTAATCGCTTAGCCATTAGATACCCCACGCCTTTTTGATTAGATTCTGGTGGCGTGATGTTGTGACGGAATACTTTTGGGAGTTTACTAACTTATTCCCCATGTTGCCAATTTCGGCAATTAGAGTGTAATAGCTGTAAACCTTGTAAACTTCCCCAAGGTAAAACGCGTGTAGGCTATTACCCCGAAAAGCCTCGCGGTTAGCTAGCTTGGTTTCAATTGTCTTATAGTTATCCATTTTCTTTTCCTCCATTATGTTAGGCGGTTGCCTAATCGTGACTAGGGGGGGAATTGCACCCCCCCTAAACCCACTAGGGCTAGTCTGCCAAGTAATCGCCTTTAGCGGTTAGTTCGGCTAGTAAATCGTCAATTGTAGTCTCTAGTTCTTCCATTAGTAACCTAACCTTTCTTTGTTTCCGTGATTCCATTCATAGTGTAGGAACTCATAAGTAAGTTGCCCGATTACTTCAAGGTTACCTTTACTTCCTCTAACTTGTTCGGTTGCTTCTTGGTAGCACTCTTTACAGTCGAACATCTGTTCGCCTCTCTTTCCTCTTACCTAAAGTATGGCATAGAATCGTAAAAACCAGAAGTTTTAGGTGACCGAAAGAAACGATTTTATTAGCGTAGGTAAGCGTGTGTAGCAGGGTCACAACCGTGTGTAATATATTTTTGATTTGGTTTTTTTTCGATACACGTGGTAAGATATACCCATGAGCGAAATTACAGTTTCAATGTCAGGCTTCGGCCAGTACACACTTGCCCTCAGCATCGTGGATGCCGGGCAAGAAGAAGACACAATAGAGGTCTGGATGGCGGTCTTTACTGACATCGAGGGTGATTCCAGCTGGGAGGTTTACTTCGAGATGGGGCCAGACTACGAGGCATGGGACTTGATAGATGAAGCCATCACCGCTTACCGCGATACAATAGAGGAAGGCCACCCAACATGAACATCACACAGTGGATTAAGTACGGCGTAGACAAAGGATATTGCACACCTCCCTATTGTGCGACTCACGACGGTGACCCGCTAACTGAGGCAGAAGAGATGCAGTGGGAAGAGGGAGAAGACCCTTGCACCCACTCTGTGAGGCTCATAGAGGACCGCCAGATGAAAGAAAACCTAGAGAAAAACAGGCCAGGCAACTAGGATAACCTGTAAAAATTTCGGCTAATTTTTTACACAAAACAAATATATGTAAAAAATTCTGCTATACTTTTAACCTAAAGCCACTATATCTTTAAAGTAAAGGACACAATGTCAAGAGGATTAACAGAAGAACCAGAACAAACCACAGAGGGAGGCGACCTTAACGACGTTAGGCAGGCGTTCGATGACCTGGCTGGCTACGTTGGCATGCTATCTGTGCGGCTAGAGACCTTAGAAGACCTACTGGCCAAGGCGTTAAAGACTTCCTTGCCAGAAGAAGAAGCAGCAGACAGAAGGATAAACGGACTGTGAGTAAAGCGGTATCAGTAATAGACGACATCCTGCTAAAAGCAGCAGCTGGTGGTAAGTCTGGCGATGAGATAGAAGCGATTACTGGTATACCTGCAGCCCAGGCACTGAACAAGGTGAAAGAACTGCTGGCTAGTAGGGATGTATGGAACGAGATGGAGCAGCGCCAGTTGCTACTTGCTGAACTGCACGAACTAAAGGAAAGCCTGCGGGTGCAGGCCATAGATGGCGGAGACCCGGACGCGGCCAGGACGTTGCTAAGAACTTTAGAGGTAATCGGGAAGCGGTTAGACACTCAGCAGCTTGTGCTGGATGAGAACCTGTTGAAGCTGACCATGTTCCAGCAGCGGATACTACTAAGGGCAATGGATGCAGCACTTAACTTTGCCAAGAAGGAACTGCGGGAGCGATACCCAGAGGTAAGCCTGTCTGAACTGGACGGGCTGGTAGCTGAAGGATTGCAACTGGCTAAGTATGAACTGGAGGATGAGATTTGATAGTAGACATGAAGGACATGAACTATAAGAAGTACTTTGTAAGCGGAGTAGAGTCCGGTGCCCAAAAAGAGCGTGACCAGATTGTTGACTACCTAAGAGACTTGCAATGTGATGTACTTGCCTATAATGATGAGTATAGCGTTTCAACTCTTCAGAAGGTAATCACCTGGATTGAGGGCAGAGACAATGACTAAGAAAACAAGGTCAGAGATTATGACTAGGAAAAAACAATAGTTTAGTTCCAGTCTACTACCTTTTTCACCTTCGCTACACTACCAAAAGGACAGAGATGACAGACTTAGTAAACCACCCAAAGCACTACACCAGTCACCCAAGTGGCGTCGAGGCAATCGAGATAACACGACACATGGGCTACAACCTCGGCAACGTGATGAAGTATATCTGGAGAGCAGACTTAAAGAACGATGCAATTCAGGACCTAGAGAAGGCTGAGTTCTACTTGGCAGATGAGATAGCCAAGCGTAAGCAAGCCCAGGCAAGCCAACTCGACAACTTACGACACACCGAGGACTGGATTGTCAGGAACTGGAAAGACTATGCCGGTTTATGATTACGCCTGCGACAAGGCGCACGTAGAAGAGCAGTCGCACCCGATGGGCGAATACCCAGAGGTGGTATGCAAACGGTGCAATGGTAAAATGTATAGAGTAATAAGTGCGCCTAAGAGTATTGTATTTAACGGGCCAGGGTTCTATTCAACGGAGTATAAGTGATTGACTTAGTAATAGATAGTGTCATCGAGGACCTGAGGAAACGCAGCAAGAAGGCGGAGTACTTGGTTAACCCTGCTCTATGGGTTGAAGAGGTATTGGGCAAGCACCTGTGGAGCAAGCAGCGTGAGATTGCAAACAGCATTGTAGACCACAGCCACACGGCTGTAGTTAGTTGTAACGGTGCTGGCAAGTCTGGTCTCGCGGGTATGCTCGCTGTTTGGTGGATTGCTACTCACGACCCATATGAGGTTGCGTTGATTTGTTCCGCACCTACTTATGTACAGATTGCACGTGTGCTCTTCCGTGAAATCCAAGACAACTTTAAACTGGCCAAGGCCAACGGTCACGCGATGCCCGGCTACATTACTCAGGGCCAAGAGTGGAAGCTAGATGACGGAACTGTAATCGCATTCGGTAGAAGGCCAGCCGACAAGGACATCGTGTCTGCGTTCCAGGGTATCCACCGTAGATACGTTATGGTAATCCTGGATGAGGCTGGTGGTATCCCAGAAGATTTGTACACCGCTACTGAAGCTGTTACCAACACAAAGGACGCTAGGGTTTTGGCCATCGGCAACCCGGACAACAGGGGGACGCCGTTCCACAAGATATTCCGAGATGACCCAACCTGGAATAAGATTAAGATTAGCGCCTACGACACTCCTAACTTCACGGACGAGAAGCACGAGGTACCACCTGAGCTGCTGCCACTGCTAATCCAGAAGGAGTGGGTTGAGCGCCAAAAGATTTCATGGGGCGAAGAGTCCACTAGGTTCAAGTCCAAGATTCTGGCTGAGTTCCCAGACGAAGCTGAGAACACATTCTTTACACAGACCAACATAGATAGAGGTATAGACTCTGACTTTCCAGAGGACTTTGAGCAGCGAGCCGTACTGGGTGCTGACATTGCTCGCTTTGGTGAGGACGATTCGGTAGTTTACATAAATCGCGGCGGGCGGCTACGCCGCCTAGATAGTTGGTCCAAGGCAACTGCGATTGAGACCGCAACTCGCATACATAGATTGGCGATAGACAATGGAGTATCTGAAGTTCGTATTGACGCTGCTGGCCTTGGTGGTCCTGTCGTTGACATTGTTGCCTCTCTTTGTGATGGGAAGTATATTGTTATTTCTATCTTGGGTTCTGCTGCTAGCCCTGATAACACTCGCTGGCTTAATGCGAGGGCAGCTAATTACGATGCACTTAAAGAAGGTCTCGCGGGGAACAAGATAGACCTAGACCCTGATGACAAGCTGCTGCTTGAAGAGGTACTGATGATTAGGTATAAGTTCAACGCCAAGGGTGCCATCCAGATTGAATCCAAGGATGAC